GGTCTGGGCTCAGGTGTACGGGGTGATGCCAGGGTGATCAACGAGGCCCGCCACGATGCGGGCCGCCCGCGGATCTATGACGAACCGTTCCGGGGCTCTGGCGCTGTCCACGACCCTGAAGGCGAGATGATCAAGGAGCGCCAGAACAAAGACTTCTTCATGAACGCCAAGGCCCAGGCCTGGTGGGCGCTGCGACTGCGCTTCCAGGCCACCTATCGGGCCGTGGTCGAGGGCATGGAGATCGACCCAGACGAGATCATCAGTATCTCGCCCGACCTGGCCGAGCTCTCGATGCTGACCATGGAGCTATCCCAGCCGACGTACACCATCAACCAGGTGGGCAAGATCGTCATCGACAAAGCCCCTGAGGGCACCAAATCGCCGAACCATGCTGACGCAGTGATGATCTGCTACCAGCCGGCTACCCGAGCACTGGACATCTGGAACAGGTTGGCAGGATGAGCAAACGACATCAGATCAAGGCGCGAGCCGCGAAGGTATCCGCCGCGACCGATGCCGCCCGCAAGTCCTTCATGACTGGCGACAGCTTCGAGAACTTCGCCGCGCGTGTCGGACTCCAGGCGAACAACCAGAACGCTGCGTCGCACTACACCTTCGACCTGGTCAGCCGTAACCGCGTGCAGATGGAGGCCGTGTACCGCTCCAGCTGGATCGCAGGCATGGCGGTTGACCTGGTGGCTCAGGACATGACCCGTTCCGGCATCGAGCTGGTATCGGACATGGAGCCCGAAGAGAAGGACAAGCTGAACCAAGCCTTGGAGCGCCTGCAGATCTGGAACAGCCTGTGCGACAACGTGAAGTGGTCGCGGCTATACGGCGGCTCCATCGCCGTGATGCTGATCGACGGCCAGAACGTCAGCACCCCGCTCAAGCTGGATTCGATTGCTGCCGGGCAGTTCAAGGGCCTGCTGGTCCTTGACCGTTGGGTGGTTCAACCCTCGCTGGAGAACCTTGTTACCGAGTATGGCCCGCACCTGGGCAAGCCGAAGTTCTACACCGTGCTCGCCGACGCGCAGGCCCTGGTCAACCAGACGATCCACTATTCCCGGGTGATCCGGCTGGAGGGCGTGCAGCTTCCGTACTGGCAGCGCATCGCCGAGAACGGCTGGGGGCAGTCGGTGCTGGAGCGGCTGTGGGACCGCCTGATCGCCTTCGACAGCACCAGTTCAGGCACTGCCCAGCTGGTCTACAAGGCCCACCTGCGCACCTACAAGGTCGAGAAGCTCCGCGAGTTGATCGCCATGGGCGGCAAGGCTTTCGAGGCCTTCGTGAAGCAGATGGAGATGATCCGTTTGTACCAGTCGAACGAAGGCATGACCGTCATGGATGCCTCTGACGAGTTCGAATCGCACCAGTACAGCTTCTCCGGCTTGTCCGAGGTACTGCTGAGCTTCGGCGAGCAGATCTCGGGGGCGCTGCAGATTCCTCTGGTCCGTCTGTTCGGGCAGTCCCCTGGCGGCCTGAACAGCTCCGGTGACAGCGACCTGCGTACCTACTACGACAACGTGGCTGCCTGGCAGGATTGTGACCTCCGCCCGGGCATGACAACGCTGCTGGATGTCGTATCCCGCTCCGTCCTGGGCAAGCCCATGGAGGAAGGCTGGGACTTCAAGTTCAACCCCCTGTGGCAGCTCACCGACACCGAGAAGGCCGAGATCGGCGCCAAGGACACCAACTCGGTGGTCCAGGCCTTCGACTCGGGCATCGTCAGCCGCGTGACTGCGCTGAAGGAGCTGCGCCAGTCCAGCCAGACCACCGGCCTCTGGTCGAACATCACCGACGAAGACATCAAGGAAGCAGAGAACGATCCGCCGCCGGGTGTTGAAGGGCTGGAGCTGCCGAATGCGAACCCTGGACCGAAAGAAGCGCCGAAACCCGGTGAGAACGAGCCGGGCGGAGCGTGAGTACCAGCGCAGCCTGACTCAGGTAGCTAGGCAGGTAGGCGCGATCATCAATGGCTTCCCGCCGGGTGATCCCGCCGCCGCCCCGACCATCTCGCAGATACTACGCCGCTACTCCGATCTGCTGACCGATTGGGCGGCGTCCACGGCCGGCAGGATGATCGCTGACGTCAACCAGGAAGACCGCAAGGCCTGGGCTGAGCGCTCGCAGGAGATGGCCAAGGCGCTGCGTGACGAGATCCTGAACGCGGACACCGGCACAGCGATGCGCGGGCTGCTGGCCGAGCAAGTGACGCTCATCAAGAGCATCCCGACCGAAGCAGCGCAGCGCGTGCATGAGCTGACCCTCAAGGGCATCGAGAACGGCTCACGGGCAAACGAGATCGCCAAGGAGATCAGGCGCTCGGGTGAGGTGGCCACGAGCCGGGCACAACTGATCGCCCGCACTGAGGTATCCCGTACTGCTGCCACCCTCACCGAGGCCCGAGCCAAGGCGAATGGCAGCACCGGTTACATCTGGCGCACCTCGCACGACGGCGACGTCCGGTCCTCGCACAAGGCGATGGAAGGGAAGTTCGTGTCCTGGAGCGATCCGCCCACGCTTGAAAAGCTCACCGGCCACGCCGGATGCCTACCCAACTGCAGGTGCTGGCCAGAGCCAGTCATTCCAGAGTGACAACCATGAAAGCACGTACCCAGGACGAGACCGGGCGCTGGTTCGCGCCTGAGCGCTTGAGCGCGCGGCAAAGCATGACCCCCGAAGGTTTTCTGCTGTGCGAGGCCGTGCCCATCGCCCGGATCGGCACGCTGCTCTACGACGAGAGCGAGTTGGTCAACGAGGACGGCCCACTGATCGAGGGCGGCGCTGGCGGCCTGGTCACCATCGAACGCAACGCCGACGAGGTGTTCCGCGTCGAGACCATTGCCAGCTTCGAAGGCAAGCCGGTCACGCTGGCCCACCCCGAGGACTTTGTGAACCCAGGCAACTGGCGCGAACTGAGCATGGGTATCACCCAGAACGTGCGCCGCGGCGACGGGGTCGAGAACGACCTGATGCTCGCTGATCTGCTGATCACCGATGTCCAGGCCATCGAAGACGTCCGAAACGGCCTGCGGCAAGTGTCCTGCGGCTATGACGCCGAATACGAACAGCTGGCAGTCGGTCGCGGCCGCCAGACGAACATCGTGGGTAACCACGTAGCACTGGTAGAGCGCGGCCGCTGTGGCCCGCGATGCGCAATCGGAGACTCCGAAACCATGAGTAAGAAAAAGCAGCTGAGCTTCGCCGATCGCCTCCGTCGGGCGTTCATGTCCAAGGATGCCGAGGCGGCCGAGGCGCTGGCCAAGGAAGCGGAAACCGCGGACGAGGAAGAGGAGGAAGAAGACAAGCCATCGGCCAAGACCGGCGATGCTGCGACCCTCGACGCCATCCTGAAGGCCGTCACCGCCCTGGGCGCCCGTGTTGGTGACGTGGAAGGCAAGATGGACGAGCTAACCAAGGACGACGACGAGGAAGACGAGGCCAAGACCAAGGACACCGTCCTCGAAGCCGAACAGGCCGAGTCGAACGCCGCTGCCTCTGGCACCACCTACACCGGCGACGCGGCGCTGCTGACCGATCTGCGCTCCCGCGCCGAGATTCTCGCTCCGGGCATCACCTTCGCCACCCGCGATTCCAAGGTGAAGACCGCCGACCATATCTGTGCCTGCCAGCGCCAAGCGCTGGGCAAGGCCATGGACACCGAAGGCGGCAAGACCATCGTTGAGCCGTTCCTGATGGGCCGTGCCCTGGACAAGCTGACTGCTGACCAGGTGTCGGCGGCCTTCGCCGGTGCCAGTGAGCTGGCCAAGCTGAGCAACAACAGCCAGGGCATCCGCACCTCGACCACCACCAAAGACTTCGGCCGCCCGCAGTCGATCGCTGACATCAACGCCGCCAACAAGGCCTTCTGGAAACACTAAGGGGATCCCCGATGAGCAACGCATTTCTCTACCGCATGCCGGCGGGTATCCCTGGCGATGTCACCCGTGCCAGTCAGTCCACCATCGAGCCTGCTGTGCTGAACCCATCGTTGCCGTTCTCGGGCTTCGGCCTGTTCGGCAAGATCGTCGGCGACAAGTTCGTGCCCTTCGGTGCCGGCGATGCCGCTGGCGCTGAATACGGCCTGCTGGTCCGTCCGTACCCAATCACCGGGGGCTCCGGTTCCGACCCACTGGGCACCTCAACGCCTCCGACCAAGGGCATCGCCGACGTCCTGCGCCGCGGATACATGACCGTGAAGCTGAACGCCGGCACCGCTGCCAAAGACGGCGCCGTCTACGTTCGCGTGGCAGCAGCCGCAGCTGGCAAGCCAATCGGTGGTATCGAGGCGGTTGCAGACAGCACCAATACCGTGGCCATCACCACCGCGACCTTCATGGGCGCTGCCGATGCTTCCGGCAACGTCGAAATCGCTTACAACATCTAAGGGGAACGCTAGATGAGCAACCTGATTCTGCCGCGCTCGATCAAGCGCGCCCACACCCGCGACGGCATGATGACCTTCGACGCCGCCACCATCGACTCCACCGGTGTCTTCCTGATCGGCGAACTGGAGCGTCTGGACCAGACCCTGCACGGCCCGCTGGCTTCGGTCACCTGGTCCCGCGACATCGAACTTCGCGAAGACGTGTCCATCGCGGACGAGATCTCCAGCTTCACCAACAGCACCTTCGCCGCAGTGGGTGGCACCAGCCCGAACGGTAAGGCCTGGATCGGCAAGGACTCCAGTTCGATCGCCTCGCTGGCCCTGGACATCGGCAAGACGCCGAAACCACTGACCCTGTGGGGCATGGAGCTGTCCTGGACTCTGCCAGAGCTGGCCTCGGCTCAGCAGTTGGGCCGCCCGGTCGACTCGCAGAAGTTCTCCGGCATGCAGCTCAAGCACAACATGGATATCGACGAGCAGGTGTACATCGGCGATACCGATCTGGGTGAGACCGGCCTGGTCAACTCGGCTTCGGTCACCAACGTCAGCAACGCCGTCACCGGCAACTGGGCGACTGCCACCCCCGCGCAGATCCTGGCCGACGTGAACGACCTGCTGAACAGCGTGTGGGCTGCATCCGCGTTCGCCATCTGCCCACGCGAGCTGCGCCTGGACCCGGTCTCCTACAGCCGACTGGTGAGCCGCATTGTCTCCGATGCCGGCAACATCTCGGTGCTGGAATTCCTGCGCGTCAACAGCCTGTCCAACTCCATCAACGGCGCGCCGCTGAACATTCAGCCGCTGAAGTGGCTGACCAACCGCGGTACCAGCAACACCAACCGCATGATGGCCTACACCAACGAGAAGGATCGTGTTCGCTTCCCGCTGGTGCCGCTTCAGCGTACCCCGCTGGAGTACCGCGGCATTCGCCAGATCACCACCTACTACGGCCGTCTGGGCGTGGTGGAAGTGGTCTACCCGGAAACCATCGGCTACCGTGACGGCATCTGAGGGCGAAATCATGGCAAAGCGCAATGTGATCAAGCCCTTCAAGCTGAACACCGCCGACGGTGTGATCGAGTTCGCGGCAGGCACCCAGGTGATCGACGACAAGTACGTCGATCACTGGTTTGTCCAAGCTCACCTCGAGGCCGAAGTGCCCGACGATGAAAGCGAAGAGGATGAGAAAAAGCGCCTCATCGCTGAGCTGGCTGCCAAGGGCATCAACGTCGGCGGCAACATCAAGCTCGAAACCCTGCGTGAGCGCGTGGCCAAGGCCAACGCCGACGCCTGATACAGGACAGGACCATGGATGCAGCCAAGTTTCGTGAGGACTTCCCCGAGTTTGCCGACATCGCGAAGTACCCCGATTCGGCGGTGAGTCTCTGGATGAGCCTGGCCATCAATGTCCTGCCTCCTGACCGCTGGTGCGATTACCTCAATATCGGCATCGAGCTGTTCGTCGCCCACAACCTGACCGTCGCTTCTGGCAACCAGCAGACTGCTGCTGCCGGCGGCGCGGGCGGGCAGGTGAAAGGGCCGGTGAACAGTAAGTCGGTAGACAAGGTCAGCGTCGGCTACGACAGCGGCGCGGTATCGCTTGAGGATGGCGGGTTCTTCAACCTGACCACCTACGGCATCCAGTTGCTGCAGCTGGCCCGCATGATCGGTTCTGGGGGCTTCCAGCTATGAGCCTGAAGGTTACCAAGGACAACGTCGCCAAGGTGCTGCACGCCATCCAGAAGCTGGCCGGCCAGGAGGTTCTGGTAGGCATCCCTGCCACGGAGGCTGAGCGCAATGATGACGAGCCAGGCGCGCCGCTGAATAATGCCCAGCTTGGGTACATTCACGAGTACGGCTCGCCCAAGGCCAACATCCCTGCGCGGCCGTTTCTGGAGCCTGGGGTGGAAGATCAGCGGGCCAGCATCACCAACCACCTGCAGACGGCGGCTAAGGCGGCGCTGAACGGGCAGGGCGAGAAGGTCGATCTGTCGCTGAATGCGGCCGGCCTGATCGCCTCGACCGGTGCACGCAACAAGCTCAACTCTGGCGAATTCGTGCCCCTGGCGCCGAGCACCATCCGCAACCGGCACAAGTCCCGCGGCACCGCCTCCATGCGCGCATCGGAAAAGCGTTACCTGGAACTGATCGCCTCTGGCGCTACGCCCGAGCAGGCCCAGGACCAGGCCGGCATTCAGCCGCTGGTCAATACTGGCCAGTTGCGCAACTCCATTACCTACGTCATCCGCAAGAAGTAGCAACGGACTGGCTCATCGCGTCCGCATGCTAAGCTCCTCTAGTCCTCAAGCTGGAGAAGGCCATGCGGAAATTGCTGGGTGCAGTGCTACTAGTATTGCTCGCTGGATGCTCGACGACGCCGATCCCGTCAGAGAGTGCCGACCCTGTTCCGGCTGAGCGTCTTTACGCAAACCAGCAAAAGTCCGACGGTGATGCAACACTGGTCGTGACCAGGGATAACGGGTTTGTTGGCAGCGCTTGCAACACTCGATTGATGATTGATGGTCGCTTGGTTGCCGAAATCGGGGAAGGAGAAACGGCGAAATTCTACATTCCTGCCGGCGATATCATTCTTGGCGTCAGCACCGGTGTTTGTGGGGGCGGCCTGAAAGAGCGTGAGGCGAAGCTGTCTGCAGGAAAGGTCAAAAAATATCGAATTTCAATTGATAGGACCGGCAGCATGGACTTATCACCCACCGCATACTGATTTGCTAGAAACCGCCACCCGGCGGTTTTTTGTTGCCCGGAGAAAACTATGGCCCTGCTCGACGTCACGGAAGTCTTGCTTGATCCCGACTTCATGGACATGGGCCTGGTCTGCAAGCGCTCCGTTCAAACCATCGGCGACAATGGCCGAGCGACCAATGCCGTCACCTCGACACCATTTGCGGGGGTAGTCACCAGCGACAAGGGTGACATCCTCGAGCGCATTGCCGGCGGCGAGCGCAAAAAGGGCTCCATCACCATTCACACCATGTTCCGGCTCTCTGCCGGTAGCGGCGAGGACAGCATCGCCGACACCATAACCTGGCAAGGCCGCGATTACACCGTTGCCAACGTCAACGACTACAGCCACTTCGGGCGCGGCTTCGTAGCGGCCTCCTGCGACCTTCTACCCCTGGCGGGATAACCCATGGCGAATACCTCAGCAACCGGTGGCTACCTGCCTCCGGAAGGCGCCCCCACGCCTACGGATGAGTCCCTCGAAGACGATTTGCAGGCGATGGTGGCCGGCGTCACTGGCATTCCCGGCAAGTACGTCAGGCCTCGCTGGCAGTCGGGAAACCCCAAGCAGCCAGAACCTAGCGTCGATTGGTGCGCTATCGGCGTGATGAGCACGAAGCAAGACGCCAACTCGGCGATCGAGCACATCGGCATCGAAGACGGCCACGACACGTACCAACGGCATCAGGAAATCATCCTGCTGGCCACGTTCTATGGCCCAAACGCCCAGGCCTACGGCCAGATCCTGAGTGACGGCATGTACGTCCCGCAGAACAGCGAGGCGCTCAAGGTACGGGATATGGCCTTTGTAGAGGCCGGCGAGCTCATCGCTGCGCCGGAGCTGATCAACCAGCAGTGGGTGCGCCGTTACGACCTGCGAATCCGGCTGCGCCGGAAGATCAACCGCACCTACCAGGTGCTCAACATTCTGTCCGCCGAAGCCCCGGTCATCACCGGCTGACCACTCCAGGAGAATTCAATGCCTACTCTTGCCGTTTCGGACGTCGTCAACGTCCAGGTCGTCATGTCTCCACTGGCGGCCGCTACCCGTGATTTCGGCGCGCTGCTCATCGTGGGGGCATCCAATGTCATCGACACCAACGAGCGCATTCGCCAGTACTCGTCGCTCCCTGCGGTAGCCTCTGACTTCGGCACCACTGCGCCGGAATACCTGGCTGCCAGCCTGTTTTTCAGCCAGTCGCCTCAGCCAGCGATCCTGTACGTCGGCCGCTGGGCCAAGGCCGCGTCGTCGGCCCGCTTGAATGGCGGAGCGCTGTCGACTGCCCAGCAGGCGATGGCGAACTTCACCAGCATCACCACCGGCTCGATGAAGATCACCGTCGATGGCACGGTGAAGACACTGTCGGCTTTGAACTTCAGCGCCGCGGCCAACCTGAATGCTGTCGCTTCTATCATCACCACGGCCTTGGCCGGAGCCACCTGCGTCTGGAACGCCAATTTCTCGCGCTTCGAGATCACCAGCCCGACCACTGGCGCGACGTCGACCCTTACCTACGCAAGCGGTACCGGCACCGGCACTGACGTGTCTGCGCTGCTCGGCCTGGTCACCGGCGTGGCCTCGGCGCCGGTCAATGGTATTGTTGCTGAGACCCTGCTGGCGTGCGTTACCACCCTGGCCAGTCAGTCGGCCAACTGGTACGGCCTGCTGGTCGCCGACGCCACCCCGACCGATGCCGATCTTCTCGGCGTATCGGCCTTCATCGAAGGGGCTTCCCCGTCTCGGATCTTCGGCATCACTACGCAGAACGCGCAGGCATTGGACGGCACCAGCACCACCGATATCGCCGCCAAGCTCAAGGCCGCGCTGTACAAGCGCAGCTTCTGCCAGTACTCCAGTTCCAGCGCCTACGCCGCCGCTTCGATCTTCGGCCGGGCCTTTACGGTCAACTTCCAGGGCAACAACACCACCATCACCCTGAAGTTCAAGCAGGAGCCAGGTGTTACTGCCGAGGGCCTGAACACCACACAGGCCGCCGCACTGAAGGCGAAGAACTGCAACGTCTTCGTGAAGTACGACAACGACACCGCCATCATCCAGGAAGGCGTGATGTCGAACGGCTACTTCTTCGACGAGGTGCACGGCCTGGATTGGCTGCAGAACGACGTCCAGACCGCCGTTTACAACCTGCTCTACACCAGCACCACCAAGATTCCGCAGACCGACGCCGGCATCAACCGGATCGTTACCACGGTCAACGAGCGGCTGGAGCAGGCGGTGACCAACGGCTTGGTCGCTCCAGGGCAATGGAATGGCCCGGCATTCGGCGCACTGACCTCCGGGCAGTACCTGTCGACCGGCTACTACTCCTACGCACCGCCGATCTCCACCCAGTCCCAGGCAGACCGCGAAGCACGCAAGGCCCCAGTCATCCAGTCGGCAATCAAGCTGGCCGGTGCCGTCCATTTCGTCGACGTCATCATCAACGTCAACCGCTGATCGGAGCTGATCACCCATGGCAACCTATTCGTTTCTCGATGTAAACGCCACGCTGGTGGGCGCCGGGGCAGTTATCGACCTCGGCTCCGGTGCTGCGAACGCCGAAGAGGGCATTTCGATTGTCGCGGCCAACGACAAGAACACCATGACCATCGGCGCGGACGGCGAGGGCATGCACTCGCTTCACGCCGACAAGTCCGGCCAGGTCACGGTACGCCTGCTGAAGACCTCTCCCAAGAACGCCCAGCTGATGGCGCTCTACGACGCCCAGTCGCTGAGTTCGTCCCTTTGGGGGCAGAACCTCATCACCATCACCAACTCGTCGAGCGGCGACACCACGGTGGCCCGGTCCTGTGCCTTCAAGAAGCGCCCTGACCTGAACTACCGAAAAGACGGCGATATCGTCGAATGGGTATTCGACTCCGTGAAAATTGACGGGATTCTGGGGACCTACTGATGAGCGAATTTGACCTCAACGGCATCACCTACCGGATAGGCAAGCTGTCGGTCTTCGACCAATGGCACCTGTCCCGCAAAGTGGCCCCGATCATCCCAACCCTGATCCCGGTGTTTGTGAAGCTTCAGAAATCCAGCGGCGGCAACCCGCTGAGCGGCGATCTGACCGGCATGGCTGAACTGATTACCCCCTTTGCCGAGGGGATCGCGAACATGGATAACGATTCGTCGGAGTTCATCCTGTCGAAATGCCTTGGCGTCATCCAGCGCAAACAGGGCGACTCGTGGGCGCCTATTTGGAGTAGCCGAGGCTCTGTGTGCATGTTCGATGACATCGACCTGGGCACCATGATCCAAATGTGCTTCAGGGTCATCAAAGAGTCTCTTGGCCCTTTTTTCAAAGGGATGCTTTCCGGGCGGAGCACTCCCCAGGTCTGAGCATCGAGCTTGCCCATCTTCCAGGTGATGAGGATTGGCTTTTGCTCCCTGTGATGGAGGGCATGTGCCGGTACGAATCATTGCTCGACGGCACCCTTGATCTGGCCGACATCGCCAAGATGAACGACGCGCTGCTGGTACGCGCTGAAAACAAAGAGCGCGTGCGCATCGCCTCGGAGAGAAAGTAATGGCCGATCAGGACGTCATGAAGGAGTTTCTCGTCTCCCTTGGCTTCAAGGTGGACAAGCAGGGCATGAAGTCCTTCACCGATGGTGTGGACGGTGCCACCAGGGGCGTGAAGAACCTGGTGACCGCCATCACTGGCGCTTCCCTTGCGGTGGCGGCGGGGGTGTCTGCATTCGCTTCGAACCTTGAGGGCCTGTACTTCGCCTCGCAGCGGGTCGGAGCATCTGCAACCAGCATCAAGTCGGCCGAGTACGCGGCGCGCGACCTGGGTGCATCGGCATCTGAGGCTCGCGGGTCGCTGGAATCCATGGCGCGCTTCCTGCGCGAGAATCCGGGCGGCGAGAGCTTCCTGAAAGGCATCGGCGTGCAGACGCGAGATGCCAATGGCGAACTTCGCGACACAGCGGACCTGATGGTGGGCTTGGGAAATCGCCTGCGCAGCATGCCTTGGTACCAGGCCAAGCAGTATGCCGGGATCCTGGGTATCGATGACAACACGCTGCGGGCGATCGTCAGCGGCGAGTTCGGCAGGAAGCTGGAGGAGAACCGCAAGCGCCTGGCAGGCAGCGGGCTGGACCAGGCCACCAAGGATGCCCATGTGTTCATGGAGCAGCTGCGCGGCGTTGGTTTGCAGTTCGAAGCGCTGTTGATACAAGTCCAGGCCGCGCTCATGCACCAGCTTGGGCCTGAGCTGGAGAAATTCTCCGCGTGGTTCGAGAAGAACGGCCCGATGATCGCTGATCGCATCGTCGATGTGACAGAGAAGGTCATTCAGTTTGGCCAGGAATCCGAGCCATACCTGAAAGCCATCTACCAGTTCTTCGTGGTTCTGGACCGGGCCACCGATGGCTGGAGCACCAAGATCATCGTTCTGCTCGGGCTGATGCGGGCGCTGGGGATGACTTCTGTCGTCACAGGCGTGCTGAACCTGGCGGCAGCGTTCGTGAAGCTTGGCGCAGGGATCGGTTCGGCGGCCTCTGCTGCTGCAGCGCCGGCACTGACCTCCTTGCTTGGTGTGACGGCCGCCGGGGCCGGCGCGATGCTCTATTCCTCATCGCTGAATGAAGGAGAAGACGAGGCGGTGAGAGCGCGCCGCAATGCGGAAGATGATGCCGCAGGAGACCTGCGCGGTGGTTCCGACATGGCGGCTCGCGTGTCGCGATTCTTCGAGTCGCTCGGTTGGAGCAGTGACCAGGCCGCAGGCATCGCTGCCAACCTCTCTGCAGAGTCGAGCTTCGACCCGAACGCAGTTGGCGATGGCGGCAAGGCTTATGGCGTTGCTCAGTGGCATCCAGACCGGCAAGCAGAGTTCCGCAAGTGGTCCGGCAAGGATATCCGCCAATCAACGCTGGAAGACCAGCTGCGCTTTGTCCATCACGAGCTGACACAAGGCAACGAGAGAAAGGCAGGTGATCTCCTGCGCTTGGCCGAGTCCTCTGGGCAGGCGGCTGGTATTGTCTCTCGCTACTACGAGCGCCCGGCAGACAAGGAAGGTGAGGCCGCCAGGCGTGCCGCAGCGGCGGAGCGGATCGCGGCGAATGCGCAGAGGCCGATCTCTGTCGCGATGAACGCAGAAGAGCAAGCTGACTTCGACCGTGAGCGCATTGCTGCCGAGGCGGATGATCGTGCGCAGATGCTTGCGCGGGCCGTGCAGAACGTAGGAGCTGCGACAACTGTCGTTCCTCGTTACTACGAAAGCCCAGCCCGCGCTGATGCAGCCTCAAGCGGCGCGAATGCTGCCCAGCTCTCGCAAAGCAACACCATCAACGTCTATGGCGCGACTGATCCGAGCGCCACAGCCAGCGCGGTCAGCGGTGCACAGAAGCAGGTGAACCAAGACCTCATGCGAAATCTCAGCAGCCCGGTGAATTGACATGCCCAACTTTGCAGGCTTCATCACGATCGATGCGAAACGCTCGATTGAGAGCATCGTTGCGCATGTCACCCTGGAAGAGGTAGGGACCGACGAACTGCAAATTACCGACCATCCGGTCGAGCAGGGAGCCGAGATCACCGACCACGCCTACAAGAAAAACCCCGAGGTGGTGATTCGGTGCGGCTGGAGCAACGCCAGCCTCGCAGGCGTGATCGACAGCGCGAAGGGTCTGTTCTCTGCCCTGACGGGCGGCGATGCTTTCGGATCGGACTATGTGTCCGGAATCTACAATCAGCTCCTGGCCCTGCAGCAGTCGCGGCAGCCGTTCGACGTGTCCACCGGCAAGCGCATCTACCCCAACATGCTGATGCGCAGCCTGACCCAGACCACGGACCCGACCAGCGAATTCACGCTGATGGTCACCGCCGTGTTCCGCCAAGTGCTGATCGTCAACACCGCAGCCACCACGCTTCCGCCGCGAGATGATCAAGCATCGCCGCCTGACACCGCAGAAACGCAGACCATGGGTGACAAGCAGGTCGCCCAGTCATACCCGGCCCCTGGCGGCTGGCAGCCGCCGAATGGGTGACCAATGGCCAACTTCGAAATACCGCTGACTCCAAGCCCGCAGCGCTTCAGCATCACGCTATCGGGGGTTCAGTACCGCCTGACAGTGGTCTGGAGAAATGCCGAGCAAGGCGGGTGGGTGCTGGATATCGCGGATGTGAACAGCAATCCGATCATTCAGGGCATTCCATTGGTGACTGGCGCCAACCTGCTCGAGCAGTACGAATACCTGGGTCTTGGCGGCGTGCTTTGGTGCCAGACCACTGACAACCCCGATGCGGTGCCGACCTTCGACAATCTTGGTGTCGGCTCGCATCTGTACTGGTGGACAGCTGACTGAGGTGAGCATGAGCATTCCGCAATACCTGCGCCAGAT